GGCGTATAGCACTATCGGAAAAAATAATAAATATTTTTTTATATAAGAATGGCTCTTTATAACGAAGAATTTTAGACGTTGTACCGGTTAAAAAGTCCGCATGGTAAGTAAAAGGAAAATCTTCATATTTCTTTTTACTTCTAAGCCCACGACGCAAATCAGAAACAGACATATTTTGACGTATTTTTACATATTTATCAGGCAAGAGCGTTGCCCCTTTACTCCGATAATACAAAACATAATCCAAACTACCATGTAATTTATATAGTCTTATAGAAGTATTATAATACCCAGTATATCTTTCCAAACGACAATTATAATGAGCTTCTTTTACTTTAAGAACACCATAATATTCGGACCCATATTCATCAAAACCATCCGAGATTTCCCCATTTATAAAATCTGTTCTATTTAAAGATTCAAAAAATAAATCATGGTTAAGAGTATGTACATTAATCACATAATCTCTCGACAACTCTCCCAAATACTTCAAAATTCCAGTATATCCTTCATAAGTTCCCCCAGGAGCCGGTATATCATCATACCATCTTTTCCCTTCACCATCCTTTAGTAAATAAGATACCATCTGATTATAAATGTTAGGAATCCCATTGATAAGCCCTCTATAGTCAAGATATTGGGTGAGATAATCAGTAGCCAATTTTTCATATTCAATATCAAAAATAGCCTCACTTTTTATGAAGTCATAGAATTGTTCATAGTCAAAACCTCCATGCTTTCCATTATAATATTGAATTAATCTATTACAAAAGTCATACTGTCTTTCATAATCACTCATATATCCTCCCATAACATGAAAATTAGGTTTTTTCCCTATTTCACTAACAGCAAGTCTCCCTGCTGGTGAAAAATTGATAGGTTGATCTGAAAAATTCAGTAAACTTTCATTAACCTTATTTCCTATTGGATACCCTTTAGGAGCTGAAAAACCAGCACCTAACAAAAATGAAATAGATTTCCTCTGTCCTAATGGAATCATTTCAGCTATTTCATCTCCCAAATCAAGTTCATTAACAATCTTCTTCATATATAAAAATTAAAAGTTAACACTACAATATAGTTACTATTATTGCACAGCAAGAATAGTAAAAAATTAATAATTATACAGGAATAAAGTCTAATTTAAAATCATTAGCCATAGAAGCTAATCTAAATTCGACATTCTCAAAATTATATTGTTTCAACAATTCTTTTATGCTCTCCACGTTTTCTTTACTACATCTACATCCAAAAGAAACCTCAACTAATGATTCTTTTCTAAATTTCATCAGTCCAGGTTGTGTATAAGTTTTTAAAATTCTAATTTCACGTTCGTAATCCCACTCCTTCGTTTTCGTAGTATATTGTTTAAAGCTATACTTTTCAAATTCTGAAAAACAGTAACAAGTCAATTCATCTTTATATTGTACTTTCGCTAAAATCGAAAAAAAATCAAGATCTTTCATTATATCAAATTTTAAACATACGCCCCGATGTTCATTTGCATATTTAGACCACATCAATGGAATATCACCTGCCTCAGAAAAACAAGATATAGCCAAATTATTATCAGGTACAGAATAAATTTCTTTTGATAATTTTTGCATTTCACCAATATCTAATTCTTTTTTACGGACAGCTATATCCCTCTCTTGTTTAGGCAAAGAAGATAAATTAAAGAAAGAGACGATGTAATCATAAGGAAATTTGTAACGAATTAAAGCTTTCCCATCATAAGGATCGTTAAAATTCGACGTAACATTAAACATTAGAGCATTACTCTCTATCACCTTTTTTATAGTATTTTCATCAATATATTTATAGATATATTGAGGAAGATTCCTATTTCTTATACCTTCTATAATAGCACTCCTTTTCATTTCTGCACTCATAGATGTTTTCATTTTTTAACAACTTAACAATTAAACAATAATCAGTTTCAAAGTTAAGCATTAATTCATCTTATAGCATAAAAACTGCACTAAAAAGAATCACATACAAAAAAGGAGCTTCCAACTCGTGAAAGCTCCTTTGCTTTTGAAAGAAGATATTAGAATACCCTCTCCCACTGTCATCAAGGTCTCGCGATCGACCGAGAAGTATCGTTCAGCCTGGCTCCAAGTTCTGAAAGAGCCGAGGATAATGTATTCAATTCATCGGAAGTAAATCCAACCGGCTTTCCATTCACCATATTGCCATTGATGCGTTGGTACAGCCATTGGCGCGTTTTTCCAAAATAATGTTTTGCAATATAGGATATTGAAACAAAGTCCTGCACTTTCTCCAATTCCTTCTTTACAGAAACGATTTTAATTACATCTTCAGCTTCGGCAATAGCTTTCTTTGCCCCAGCTTGGAAAGCTACTGCAAAAGCCTTTTTATCTTCTGGAGACAAAGCACTCAAAAAGGCTTTGAAACGTTTCTGATGATCAGCACGTTTTTCTGGTGTATCAGCAACCAGATAGTCCGCTTTCCATCTCTCTAATTCCTTTTGTACATCCATACGACCTAATATTTTTAAAGTGAAATGAAAGAGTAACCCTCTTTCGAGGGCTACCTTTCATTCAGCTTGTTTCTTGCATCAATTAAATCATCTAAGGTTTCATTGATACTTTCCTCAAGCTCCTCCTCTGTCGAAAATCCTTCTGCGAGGATTGCGTCAGCGTTGAGGGAAAAGAAGCTAAGATCTTTCTTTGCAGCTTCAATCCGAGCCTTTAGCTCTTCTTCATCAGTCATTTAAAGATCGCGATTCTTTCTGACACTACAAAGATAATAACCTTTTGGTTATTGCACAAGTTTTCTGGAACTTTTTTTTAATCTATTTCTGAAATAAATCCAGCCTGAAGCAAATCGGATAAAAAGTGCTCGGAAGAATCAGCACGTACGGTGTTCCCAGACTGGTCATGGTATCGATCGGCAAAATGGTACATATACTCCTGGTCGGTACACTCGGAGTCAAAACGGCTACTCTGACGGAGTTTGGTAACAAATTCGATGGCGCAGGTGGCGGTAATTGTACCGCCGTCCTGCAATGTGTAGGTCTTATTCATTATCTGCTAAGTTTTTTTGTTCTAAGTTTGAAATATGTTTTTTGGTCATCGGTCAGGAAAGGCAGGTTTGCCAAAGCTGCTCCGGTGGCGATATTGGTATGCTGAGCAAAGGTAATCATATTGCTGATAAAGCGTATCCAGTTTTCCATTTTCGTATAGTTGGTTGTTCCACCATGCTGGCGGAACTCAACCGTGCGGTGGCGTGAGTAGGACTCAAGGTTCAGTTTGTGGTAACGGTCGCCCCCGAAAGCGTTCTGTAAATCTCTAAGGCTGTTGGCATTCTGAATTCGTTGTTCGGTTATGGATTGCAACCCTCTGCAATAGTAGTTATTGCGCCGGGATTCGGGCATAAAAGCGTCAATTATACGTTCAGCTCTCCGGCAGGTAAGTATAAGGTTCTTCCAGGTGCTAAGGGTAAAGTTGGCAGCGTCCATGTGGATGTGAAGCCCGCAGGAGTCGTTTACCTTTACCTCGCAATAGTCAAGCACCCAGCAAACTTTCTGTAGCTCCCGAAGGCCGGCCTCTCCCTCAAGTATCGGGCTTACAAGTTCAAAAGTATTCGATCCCGAAAGGCTGCTGTCTGTTACCAGTTTCCAATGATTGCGGGTATCGTGGTTGTATCCCTCGACTGCTACGCTTATGCCGGCTTCCCTAAGTTCTCGAGCGAGACGTTCGCGGGTGCAGTTATAGGCTTCAATCTCAACTCCGAAGCGACGGTTGAAAGTATAATCAATCTCCGGAAGGTTATTTGGTGCTACTTGGTTGCTGGTTTGGAAAGTTCCGGCTTCAATCATCCGCTTGTAGACGTTTTGCACAAAACCGTAGTTTCCGTTGGTTACCAGGTCGGCAACCTGGCGGCGAGTTAAGCCTAAAAGAAGCAATTGCTGTATTTTGCTGGTCTTTGTTATTCTTTGGTTAAGAATGTTGGTAATCTGCTCGTTCATAATGCTTTATCCTTTATTATTATACAGCTAAGATAACACTATAAGTGCGGACGTCGTAGTGATTACTCCTTTACTATCAAGCAGTTATCTTTGTTTAGCTAAAGCTAAAAAAGGATAGAAAAAGGTCCGGAATGTAGGGTTCCGGACCTTCAAAAAACAATTACCAGTTGAGTTGGTCCACAATATCTTGTGGTAAATAGTCATTTCCATATAAACAAGTGGCTATATAAACTCTATTGCCATCTTCACTTTGTGCCAATTCTTCACCGGCTTTCTTTTCTAATGGAAACTTGGGCTGATACGCAATATAAACTTCTGCTTCGGGATTCATTCCTTGTAATTCAATGATTAATTCTTCTACTGTCATAACGTTGTTTATTTTATTATTATACAGCTAAGATAACACTATAAGTACGGACATCGTAGCAGTTATTCCTTTATTATCAGCAAGTTAGATTTGTTTAGCTGAAGCTAAAAAAGGATAGAAAAAAGCTCCGAATCTCACGATCCAGGGCTAATGAATATACTTCGTTTTCATTATTACTAATGAAAAAACTGTTATTGATGTACAAATATACTATTTTCTTTGCTTATATAACCACCCAGCAATAATCAATGCTAAAATCAAGCCTCCAAATGCCCAGCCACCAAGTTCCATCTTAATAGACTGCCAACGGGTTAGTTTTCTTTCGACAGGATAAGGAACTTGTATTGAATCTGTTTTAGTAAATGAATCTACCTTATTGATAAATAAGTACTTGTACAAATAAAGGTATTTATCCGCAAAAACTGTATCTCCCCTGATGTAATACCGGACAGAATCTTTGAGATAAACGCTGTCGTGCTGCAGGCGGTCAATATAACGGTATTCAGTCTTTATCTTTTCAACCGGCACATATTGAGTACGACAAGAGGAAAAACAAATTGCTGAAACCAGCAAAACGATATAGATATAGACTGGGAGTTTCATAGTAAATCCCATCCCAACTCGACATCTGCCATGACAGCCGGCACTCCATTTTCAACTTGGCTAATTGCAGCAGCAAAAGCACACATAGTAGATTTGTCGTTAATATCCGGAACGTACGTTGACGGAACTTGCATTTCTCTGCACACGCGAGTGATGTATCCGGAAGTGTTGTTCTCGCTGGGAGGTGCCCAACGATTAATAAATTCAGCAATCGTCTGCCGATTGTGCAATTTACGGTAGTTCTGCAGTAACTTGATTAATGCCCGATAGCCATAAGCCATAGAGCTAAACTGTTTGAAACTCTTGTCCTGGCTCGGAATAACTTCTCCTTGCCATTTATCCCGGTCATGACGAATGTTGCCAGGATTGCAATTACGTAAACCTCTACTCATAATTAATAAGAATTTTACTTTAATATATCATTAATATTTCTCCCTAATTTCCTCTCCATTTCACCTCTGAGTTGTGCACGAAACAGCGATATAAAGGGAAAATTGGGAGCGATGATAAGTATACTGGCGGAGAAACTCCATACTTCACAGGCACCGGCAAGACCGGCAGCAACAGAAGTGACGGCTACACTGGTATGAAATATCTGCTCGATCATGTAAACCGAACAAAGGCAACTGGCATAGATAGCTACCTTTTTACACGTTTCTCTTCCAGCCTCGGAATAGGCAAACTCTCCTTTCTTCAGTGATACAGCAATCCCCCACCCCAAATCAATAAGGATAAGAATTCCGACTACAGCAAAAGGATACCAAGCAGGCGCAAAGAAATGGGCTATAAAGATGATAACTGTTGATAACCAGCCATAAACAGTGCTCAGAATACGCTGAAGATGTTCAAGGAATGATTTAATAATAATGTCCATGTCTTTTCTTTTTTGACAAAATTACTATTGAAGTATCATGACAGAAAGGACAACATCCGAGCTTTGACATTGAACAGATCGGAACCATCTGCTTCAAACATCATGGTCCATCCGATGGACTTTAGCTCTTTGGCTACAAATGGGATGATATCAAGACTCTTTATGCTCAATCGGTTTATCCAGGATACTTTTCCACATTCTGCATCAAACAGAAGATGGGCACGAAGGGTGTTTAGATATTCAAGGCAAGTGTCTGAAGCGATCGCTTCTTCTACAAGATCCGAGGAGTCTGATAGTTTCATTGCGATTGTGGCCGCCAGCTTTTGGGTATCTTCAATTGAGTTCCTATTGTCACTCCTGGAAGAAAACTCACCATAATCAATAAAGAGATAAGTACCCACCAGAGTATCAATGCGGGCTTTGACTGACTCAAAAGACTGTCCAAAAACATACGACTGAATTGCAGGGATCAGCGGATCCGGCATAGCTAAAATGGTTTCTTTCAATTTGGCATATTGCGCTTGTGAACTACTACCATTGTTAAAGATGGAAAGCACGCCCTCTCTTGAGGGATACTTCGCAAAGTAAGAGAATAAATCAAGTATCATAATATTTGGTTAATGATATGGAGTGGTAAGCCTGTTTCCTTCTCAATGTCTGCCTTTTCCATTTTCATCGCATCCATGCTTCGAACGGTTTCAATGATCTTCTTCCGGAGGATAGTCAGATACTTAATAACATTCATCTGCTCGACAGCTGTAATATCACCAAGTCCATCATTACTCAAGTTATACAGTGACTCCAGTGCACCAGTGCCAATGGCACTGCATTTACCTTCTTTCGCTGCAGTCAGTAACCGAAAGTCTGTTTGAGTAAACAGGTAATTGTTGAAAGCCTGAAAATTGAAGGCAATGGCCTGTAATTCGTCCTCTGGAAGTTTTGCGAACACTGTAGCCAACCGGTGAGCACCTTCTGAAGTGTATGTACCTGGATTATACAGGATCGCTGCCAAAAGTGGAAGCATGTCTACAGACTTACCTATCAGGGCGCGGGCCTCAATGTATTGCAATGCCGTTAACGAGCATGTCAGAACGTTGAAATTGGTATCGATGGAATATGCTGAATAAATATCGTCATCAATAACCACTGCCGGAACCAGCTGCTTACAAAAGCAACAATCAAAGGCAAATTTATAGTCCAAGCGTGAGAGATAGCGTGCGATGGGGAGACAAGTTAGTCTTTCCGGAGGAGTCTTTTTGCAAAGTTTTCTGGTTTCAGGATCCATTTCGCTTAAAGCCATATCGTTGTCCGGATACATAATGACGAATGGAAAGGTAACCTGTTCTGCCAGGAAAGCCAGGTTCTGGAATGATTCTTCTCCCCGGATCTTCTTTGGCTTCCACCCCATAACATTACACACGTAGTTTACTCTCACCATGGCCGGTGAAAGTTCTCCCTTCACCATGCGATTAAAGTCACGGATCAGACTAATGAATAAATAACTATTTAGTTGGTCCCAGGAATTGGGAATATAATACGTATTCCCATGGACCATAAACTCTATTTTGTCTTTCATGGCATCATTATAATTTTGTCGTCCGGAGTATTAAATGATGTTTCTGTATCTACTATACCGGAATCGTTGTTAGACAACATAAGGTCAATGTTCTTAAGTAGTGATTGAGCTTCACCGGTTAGCTGTTCAGCAAGTGCCAACATACGTTCCTGTTCATCCTTTCCGGATCGAGTGGTTTTAGAGTCATCGAAGAGATTACGAATGGTAGATGGAAACTCAAGAATATCCAATCGACGCAAGGCAAGAGCAATCGTACTTTTTGCAAGAGCATGCAGTAGTAAATCCTTCATCTCCTGATTATCAACGACACGTTCAAAGTAACTGGTCATTCCTTCATCCAACACTTCTTTCTGAAGTGGAATAATCCGGAAGAAAAAGAGATAAGAAAGGTCAATCGAATATAGGAAATCAAAGTCCTCTGCAGTCTGAATCCGAAGAGAGGAAAGCAGTTTGCAGTAACGGGAATTCTTCCATTCTTCCAGACTGTCCTCCTTATTGAGTAACTGAATCAGCGTATCCATACCACTGAAGTAGTTCTCAATATAGGACCGACGCATGGCTTCCATCTCATACTTGTAGATGTCAACATCGGATTTTCGTTGTTTGACAACATCAAACACTAACTGTTTGGCAAGTGTTAAGTTGGCCATTGCAGTCAGCAAAGCATCATGTATTTCTCCATCCCTCTTGAGAACTATGTCATAGACTTCTTTAGAAAGTATAGTGCATATCTGCTTCCGGGCAGAAGATGCCGAACTATTGAGGTCTTTAAACTCAATGTTTGTCTCTGAATAGGGTGCATAATGGCGGAACTCAGTCAGGTTTTTAAATAGTTCTTCTAAAATGATCATGATTCTTGCTGATTTAATCGTTCGTTTGGTTTAACATCTTCTTGACGGCTTGGAATTTCCCGGTAAAATCCAAGCCTATAACCTTGCTTATACAGTGCCGGGAAGTTGATTTGAATAGCCCAGTTAAAAGGCTCACAGCAGATTTCTTCGTCTGGAGTGAGAGACATCAGGTAGATTAGATAGTTGTAGTACGCATCGGATCCGGACTTGGATATCACGCCATCTTTTCCAACACTGGAGATAGAGGAGTCGAGTCCGACACTTGATAACAACACTTCATCAGCACGCTTATCATAAGAAATCAACGACTCAATATACTCTTTGTATTTCAGGTCGACAGTTTCGATTCTCCAGCGTTCTTCTTCATTACTACTGCTTTTAAAACTGATTGTTGCATAAGCCTTTCCCTGGTTATCGGCTCCGGAGAGATATTGTGAAATCTTGCGGAGCTCGGACTGGATATACTTGATCAGTGTAGACTCTTTGAATTCGGTACCTATATCGATACCATTAAACACATATAGCTTCACTCCGTCTTTATCCCGTTTCTTGTTCTCATCGCAAAGCTTCTGTATCTGAGTGCGCTTGGCGTTTATCCAGGCATTAGGGATGATGATGTGTATTTTGGCTGCCAGGCTATTACGTAAAAAGGAGTTAATATACCGGGCTGTCGCATTAGAACCTCTGATATACTCCTTAGTACCTTCATGCGTTTCATTGACACCATAGAACTCATCGACTGACTTCTCCCGGTGATGTGAGATAGCAGCATACTTATAGTTAGCCACATCAGCCAGATTAAATTTCGGGTAAATCTTGAAATTAGATATCCCATAGTTCCAGCGTCCAACAGCGATAAAGCGGAAATCACGGTAATACACCAGGTCGGTAGCGACATCCTTTTTTGTTGTGGCCAGCCTACAATGTCTATTCTCCATTGTCTCAATACCGGCAACAGGCAGTGCCCCCAAGTTCCGACCTACGGAGAATCGCCATTTTACAAAGTAGTCACGAAAATAATAAAAGTCTTTAATTAGAGCTTTAGCTACCTCTTTATAATCGCTTTCAAGTCCACGGTCCTTCCAACTATCCAACCAATTCATGATCTCCGGGCACTCAATCCATTCACGCTTAAACTTGCCATCGGCAAACACAGTCTGGTATACTGCCGGTCCCTTTCCGTACAGCATATTCGCCTGTTTAGTGATAAGCCGAGGTAGCAGACGATTCTTTTTGAGATCGGCTGCCACCTCCTCACACTTCATATTGTTATAGCCACGGCTACACACTTGATAGCCATTAATAGATTGCCACTGCATATCCGGTAATGGATTGTAGTCTCCTACAGAGAAACCCGGATCATCCATACCGGTTCGGGGATTGTCCCCAACCTGAAATGATATCACATTACTTTCATCGATGTAGCAACCATAGTCACCTAACATCTTTACATCACTCATAACCAGTCGATTTTATGTAGTTTAAAATTGTCCTGTGGAAAGCCCATATATCGGACCAGGATCCTGTAACACATCTTTGGCTCTCCATCACCATCAGTGAAGAGGAATAGGTTCTCTCCATCGATACTAAACCTTTCATGTGGTAACTGAGTCCGAAACTTACATCCCTCTCGAATCACCAGTTTGGCGGATGCTTCACCTTTCTGCCTCGAGTAAGGGAAGAAAGCAATTGTGAAGCATCCATCAGGCAACTTCGATATCTCTTTAGCCCATTGCAGTGCATGCGGTCCTGTCATTGTCGTTTCCATGCTCGAAAATACCTGTTTCTGAGCCTCCCAGAAAGGACCGGCAGGATGGCACCCTCATATTTCCAGCCAAAGACCGAAGGCTGCACCTCACATCGGATTATCAGCGGGGCGTGGAGATAGGGAGCTGATGAAGAAAAAGAAATAAACTTTTGAAACGTGATAATATTCATTTTCAACAAGTTAGCATATTTTCCTATATCAAACAGGGCAATTATTATAGATAATACAAAGTTTTTCAGGTGCACCGAACTTATTATATAGAGAAATTATCAGGTAAATCAGTCGGAATTGAAGATAATTCAGCCTGAACACGGTCGCCGTAACGTCCAAACAGCAAGTAAATAAGCGCACTTGGTATCTGCGTTGTGAGGCCCGCTTGAAGTTTAAGCGGTACTTTTACCTCAGAAGTTTTATCCAACTCAATACGGCCATCTGTTTTTTTGAGCGGCGACAGCATGATGGCACTACAAAGGTTCTTGCATTCGTTTTCGTCAATAAGGACGCGGGGCAATGCGTTACTGCGATTGCCAAAGATAAGAAGCAAGAGCTTGAACTGTTGCCAGTGATAAACAGTTGCCTGACCTTCGTTCATCAGCTCGACAGTAAAGCCGTAAGACTCCAGCTCTCGCTTAAGAATGCGGGAGTCGGTGGTTATCTTTTCCAGGTCTTCTTTCTTCTTGTTGCCGGCACGGTCAGGATAGAGAATGATGTGTTTATTGACAGCATCCTGACCGAAGAACTCGTAGAACTGCCGGGCAAGTTCCGGTTGTTCGTCCGGATAATAACAGAAGAACTCCTTCAGTATCCTGAGTTCCGAACCGTAGTCTTTCTCCTGACCAACGGTCAGACTGGAGAAATGTCCGGGATCATAACCGACGAGCAGCTCGTCGCGCTTATTATAGTGCTTCAGGTAACGTGCCGTTAAGATGAAGTGATCCCGGAGGTCAAGTTTCAGGATGGACTCGTAAATATAGCTATCAGCAAACTGATGCAAGTCCTTCCTGAAATTAGCAAAAAACTTGTTTACAACTTCCTTGTGGCGAATTGCACAAATGGAAGTTAGAAACTCATCAATATCAAGGGTTTCAATCTGAGTTTTGAAGAATTTAGGCCCTAATATATCTTTGTTACAGAATGAACTGGCCCGCACGTACAAGGTAGCGTTACGACGCATATCAGCGAGCCGGGGTTTCCAAAGTGCGAGTGTACGTTCTACTTTTTGAAGTTCGAGGCGGATGGCTTCAAGAATAACCGGATTGGTAGTTTGTTTTTGTTGAGCAAACAGCTTGTAACGCTTGTACATAGCTGCATTAACGTGAAGGGAAACTGTAGCTATTTCCTCAAGAAGTGCTTGGTCGATATTGTTTTCATACTCTTCGAACCAGTCATCTTCACCAAGATCCACACGAGCTGTATCGGAAACACCGGTTACACCCTGATAGTATTGTGACATACGAATCTCAGCAGAGGATCCACGAAGTGACGGGAATAGTCGTGTTTTCAGTTTCTCACCTTTGTTGTGCTTCATCTCTTCAATAAAGGCGTGTACACCTGAACGACCAGCAACAGACTCCGGCTGATCGGAACTAACCATCTGCAGATGATGCCCATCACGAAACAGGATGCTGTGTTTCGGGTATGCAATGGGATAGCGTGGATGGCGGAAGTGAGAGGGTATCTTAGCCTCTCCAACAACATAGTCTATCCCGTACTCCAACATCGGACGAACACGTCCGGCAACAGTTACCGGTCGGGAAAAATATGCCTGAATATTAGGCCAGACGTTTGTCATCAGAGCAATATAGGTTTTGTGTACCAGGAAAGAAAGTTCTCCGGGCATATCGTTGGCAACCCGGATAATGCGTGGTCCCATAACACCTTCAGTCTTACCAACCGCACGGGCACCTTCAACAAAGACGTTGTTAGGATCCAAAACGTTGACCTGAACCTGCATGGAGTTCATGTAGCAACGTTCGAATACTGCTGTAGCATCGAAAGTGTTATCACTGCATGAAAGACTATTCTGGGATTGGGAATAAAGTTCTATCGGCATAGTTATTCTTCATTGACTTCAGTGAACTCGGCCTCCTGAATATCGGCATCACGCAGGAGACGTTTTTTCTCTTCCTTCTCGATCGGAAGTTTGTCGATCAGGTTCAAATAGAATCCTTCGTTATGTTTAGACGCTATCTCCTTCAGAGACTTCTTAGAGTATCCGAGTTCTTCAGGAGTGATCTCCGGAGAAATAAGGAAGACAACACCAAGATCACGATCGGCTTCAGCTATCTCCGATGCCCGGCGACGACACTCGGCAGCAGCATCGTAGCACTGTTTCTGTGTTTTATAGTCACCACGGACAGCGGAGAGTTTAGCCAGGTCCTCGTATTTATCCGCATAGTTTGACTCCCATACTTTGATAGATACATTATTATCAATCGAAAAGTAGTTGATGGCAGCATATATACGTGCCTTACAGGTACGTTCATCAAGATTAAGGTGCTGTAAGGCATTAATACGCTGCTTTAGTAATTTAGCAGCACGGGTAATGTTCCGTTCGTATTCGTATATTTCAGCAGCCCACTGCAGCTGCTTGAGGAAGAGTTGCACATCAGCCGGTATGCCATCGCTCTTCCCGGAAACCAGGAAGGCAGATATCATGTCCGGATGTATCTTATCAAGTATATCAAGTTGTGTCATACGCCAAATAAATTCTTTCGAAGTTCAAGTTCTATACGTTCATTCTTGCGGGTTTCCAAAGCGGTAATAGCATCAATCTCGCCAGCTTCAGCACGTTTTGCCAACTCTGCATCAATATTATACTCACCCAAAGCACGCCCATTGCTGTAGGCATCGTTGTAAACATCACCAGGAAGACCGATACGAATGGTAAGAGCAATTTTCTCTTTACCTCGTAAACCAAGAAGGTTACAGATACGTTCTGCAGAATATCCAAGTGCGCCAAATGTGCGCACTTGAGATACATATTCATCACCAATTAGAACGACCTTGTCTACGTCAGAAGTCGGTGTCAGTTCATTTTTCATTGAGCCTATATTCGATATCATTTATAAATTTATAAATCTGATAGATCACTTGAGGAACCATCGCATTACCATAAGCCTTTATGGATTCTGTTCTCCATCGATTAAAGGCTGAGCTTCTGCTTGTATAGCTACTTCCTTTAAAAATGGCCTCGAAATCCAACCTGTCGGAAATCCCATCATCTCTTCCACAAATAGGGGATTGAGTTGGGAAGTTCTCCCAGAACCGAAATCCGCATGAACTTCGCTCCTCAAGCTCGAACGTTGGAAAGCTCTTTGTCTCCTGGTAGACCCACCTTTCCAGTCTGTTGCTGTCGGAGTGCACATCAGCCTGAATATCCTGCCGAGCCCTACACTGCCGTTCTGACCGTTCTGATTGATTTTCCGTGGTACTCCATTCTTTGTTAAAATGAATCGATCGTTGCGTCCAATCACTGCACCAACCGAACTGTCCGAGGCTTGTGGAGTTGGAAGCATTTCGAATATTTTCTCCGGAAGTCCTTGCTGTTTGCTGTTGGGTCCTCTTCGTTTGAAATCGGACACCGTTACGGTGGGCAATAAACCACACCCGATCTCTTCGATGGGGCGCACCGACGGCACAAGCCGGAATAAGGACCGGTTGGACGGTATATCCTTCCTCTTCAAGATCTTGGCAGATGGTTTCAACGACAAATTCCTGTTCGAACGAGATCTCCTCGTCACTCTCCGACTGTACAGTTGTCGGTGTTTCCACATCAATCTTCTCGCTGGGCTGTACCATTGAGATGATTCCAGCAACATTTTCACCAACAATCCAACGTGGTTGGATTTCTCGAATGGCACGTTTAAACTCAGGCCAGAGATAGCGGTCATCTTCCGCTCCTTTTCTTCGTCCGGCAACACTAAATGGCTGACAGGGGAATCCTCCGGTAAGCACATCGATTTTTCCTCTCCATTTTCTAAAGTCTGTTTTTGTGATATCTTCATAACTTTCTGATTTATTGAACCAATATTTAAGAACCTGTTGGCAAAAGGGATTTATTTCACAATGGAATGAATTATCCCAACCCAACCAATATGCAGCTAATTCAGGAGCACCAATCCCGCTAAAAAGAGTTGCGTGTTTCATTCCCTGCATATTAATTTTAAAGTGTCCTCAATAGTCAATAAATTATTGTCACGAATTACCCGGACGGGCTGTTCCGGGAACATGGACCGGTACCGATGAACTGTACCTGAAACATAGCGAGGATCTACTTCCATAGCATGGCATATACGGTCAGTCTGTTGGCAAGCCATCAGAGTAGAACCGGATCCGGAGAAGAAGTCGGCAACGATCTGACCGGATGCACTGGAATTACAGATGGGATAAGCCATCAAAGCAATAGGTTTCATTGTCGGATGGATGGCATTGCGTTGGGGTTTATCGAAGTTCCAAACAGTAGTCTGTTTACGATCGGAGTTCCAGTAGTGAGCGGCACCAGGTTTCCATCCATAGAGACACGGTTCATGCTGCCATTGATAGTCCTGTCGTCCCATGACCATGGAGTTCTTTACCCAAACACAGCATTGGGCTATTTTGAACCCTGCTTTCCGAAGAGAGGCCCGGAAGTTCTCACCTTCGCTGTCTGCATGAAAAATATAATAGGATCCGCCAGGTTTCAATATAGAAAACATAACTGCGAACACTTGCTTCAGGAACGTAGCAAACAGATCGCTCTCCATGGAATCGTTTTGGATAGTCAGTTCCTCTTCAGTCCCACCCTGATAGGCAACATTGTAAGGTGGATCGGTGACAAGCAAATCGGCATGCTGTCCGTCCATCAACGCAGTGACATCGGATTTTGAACGGCAATCACCACACATTAAGCGATTCTTTCCAAGTAACCAAATATCTCCTGGTTGTGTAAAAATGGAGTTGGTATCGTCTTCTGTAGGAATAGTGAAGTCAATGGCATCTTCGTGGATATCGGTTGATTCGTGCTCGGATCCGAATAGCGGAGCAGCTGCCTGACCGAAGTCGATGGTCTTCACTTCATAACCCAGATTGAACCGGGAAAGAGTATCGGTATCGATGTTGTACTTTTTAAAAAGTAAAGTGTCCGGGTTCTTAGTGGCGAACTCAGAGTTGTAGGCAGCTATTTCCTCGACTGCTTCTTTTTTATCCGCTGCGAAGATTGGTTCATACGGAATCTCCGGAATAGTAAAACCAGATTTGCGCAGAGCAAGCAGAGCTTTCCTCCGTTGATGGGCATCGATAATCCAGAGTTTTCCATCAGGATCCTTCCAGGCTTTAAATGCATACTTGAAGCCACGAGTGATGATTAGCATCTGCAGCTTCGATAACTTGTCAGGATCAGACTTCTTGAAGTCTTCCTGAAGCTCTAAGAATGAATCCAGCGGGGCAGTCGGAAGACCACCCAAATTAAATACTTCTATTAGCTTTTCCATGATTAATTTTTATTTGTTGTTGATTCGAGAATTGCTTTGAAAATGGCTTCCCGCTCTCGATGACGGCGAAGGTTTTCTTTGTCCTGGGCACGCCGACTTTCACGGTCGGCACGCTTCAGGTAGGATTCGTATCTACGGATGTTATCAAGTACATTCTTGTGATATCGCAGGAATTCCTGCGGGTTCTTCCGAAGGAGTTCCTCCAGTTGTGCTCTCTCGGACTGGCGGATGATTAACGGATGTTTGTACCTAAACTTCCCAGTGTCGTTGAACGACTGCAGCTCTTCAAACGCCAGAAGATTCCGAATACGGAGCTCTGCCATATCAGTGACAGCTCTTTCAGTCGGGTTCTTGTCCAGCTGCTCGTCGAGCTGCTTCATTTGTTTCCAGCTTACGATTCGGTCGTTGTAGAGGATCGTGGCCGTTTGGACTTGCGGGACCGAGAGGTTGTCCCAATCGATTTTGGGGTACTCTTCGTGCTTTTGGACTTTACCATCTTTGGTGTAGTAACGGTTTTTTTTTTCTCCTCTTCAAGAGCAGCTTCAGCACTTTCTGCTCGTTCTTCAGCTTCCTCAGCACGAAGTTCCGCATCCTCAGCACGCTCTTCGGCTTCTTGAACACGCTCTTTAACTTCTTCTGTATGAAGTTCCGCTTCCTCAGTACGCTCTTCGGCTTCTTCTACTTGATTAGTTACCTCAGACACCTTATCAGGTTGTTCCGGATTAGGGTCTGGAGTTTGCTCAACAGTACGCCGATTATTGCGGATTTCATCACGTTCTGCAACATCCAGCAACGCATATAGGATGTCATCAGCATATCGCTTCGGATTACGTGAGAACATACTCAATGTTGATAGTTCGGGTTGCTTCTTACGCAGGAGTTCAAGATCCTGCTCTGCAGTATCCGGATTGCGAAGCTCCGCATAATGTTTTTGTTTTTCTTTGAAGGAATACATATAGGTTGAGTTTATGGGCGGATCGCTCCGCCCAGGTAAGTATTATGCTGTCTGGATCCGGCTACCGGGAACCTCGACAAGAGTAGTAGTGTCCATGATTCGGAATGTAATCTGTGAACCTGCCTTAGCAGTCCATGTTGAACCATCCTCGAGGACAAATGCAGCACCATCGGCAATAGTAGCCGCTTTATCGGTACCAGTTCCTTCAAGCGTGATATACCGGCCTTTATCGTTAGCAGTCACTCCAGAAATAGCATTGATAGCATAAGTTGCTGCTGATCCGTTCGGTATTTCATAACGGTTGCTCTCCGGTTTAATAGCCAGTGTCTTAGCATCAACTGTATGATTGGTTGCCGGGGCACGAACGATATCACCGACGTATTTACAATACTGATCGATAGATGTACGTTTGAAAGTAAAGGTTACATAACGGCCATCCTTGTCATTCTTCGCTTCGAAAGATTGAAGGATCATCGGGCGATCATACTCACCGATAATGTACCACTGATCCTCACCTACTTCTTTAAACAGGATTACAAATTTACTGCCGGCATGCTCTTCGATGAAATTAAGCAATTGATCGCGCATGCCTCCCATAATTATTGCGAAGTTATTTTCACCGGAAGTAGTGATATCCCCTTTCTCACCGGTTGCGTTGTAAGTAGGAATATCGTGTGCTTCAAAGTATTGCATGTATTGTCCTGCCTTCATCGGAATAGTACTGACCTCTCTATTGGCATTCTTCTTCGGAAAGCGCACATTATCATTTATCTGAGAGAGTTCTATCAAGTAGACTTTATAGGCAATGTTAGAGCCATGTGTTTGACGATCGGATACGTCATTAACGTTACCAATTAACATCATTGAGGCAAATGTCGTACCACCTAAACCAGGCATACAGATATGTGCGGATGCTGCCGGATCCAAGAAGAGCCATGCAACGAATGCAATAGCGAATAGTACCATTAGCGAGAGAAAGAAGCGGGTTTGCAACTTGCGGGCAGCCCGGTATCCTTTCATTGGATTTGAAATTTTTCTTGCTTTCATATTTTTGAATTAAATGTGATTTAAAAAAGAAAGGGCGGGCATTACACCCGCCCCAACCAAAACTAACTAACCTATTGAAACACAGAAATGGAAAAGTATTATCTTACTCCAGGAAGATTGGGCTGAAGGTCTGCATTAACCTTACGTACACCTCCGACACAACGTTCAAGTTCCCGGAAGTTACCATCTTTATTCAGTACCACCATAATGTAATCCCCCACTGCTGTCGGTGTATATGCTTCCGAAATCTCAGCAAACTTGCCGGTTTTCGCAATGGTAGACGCATTGGTTATAGATCCACACTCAATAATGTATCCAACTCCGGCTTTAGCTCCAGTGATATCAGTAATCGCCGTGGCTTTAGAGTTCTCGACTGTTTCTTGCCAGAATCCTTTCGATGCAGTGATTGTAGTGGCATCAGCATCAACATTGACAGATGGCTTGTTCATGAATATCTGTTGCCATTCATAGTTGTTAGCAACCAGTTTTGCACGGGTATCGAATCGACGCCCAACGAATGCGGCAGCAAAGCCTTCTTTCCATGTAGACCAAGCCTTGACAAGCTCCATATCTTCCTTGACCTTGATAGATAGCATTTCACCGGGAATATACTCAAGGCACTGAAGGTTTCCGGGAACATCCATCATCATGAAAGGCATCTGTCCAAGATAAGGCAGCCAGATAATGCGCTGACTCGTATCGGGAACCACATACAGATAGCTATTAGGACCTGTGAAATCGGTATCCTTACCATACTTGGCACGTACATTCTTAATCCACCAGGGTTGGTGTGTCTTATTCAGATAAAGAATGTGTTGATCCAGATCCATATCCTCGGTACATGATGCAACAACATCGGCATGGAATTCCTGCACCGCATCCAACATATTAGCTTGAGTGTAGGAACGATATGCTGCATCATCATGCAACAAGATCTTGTTTTCATGATGATAGCGGATCAAGGTATAAAGAAGTCCCGTAGAAGAGTTCAGATAAGAACCGGCAATACCCGCTTCCGGTTTAACATAGATACCACGCATACGGCGTTTGTTCTGTTCAACCTGAGCTGTCTCCAGAGAATTCAATATACAGAACTCAATCATAGACCATTTGATAGGATCGGAACCTTCTTTATTGAGGTAAGCAATGTATTTACGTTCCAAGTCCTTCATCGGACCGAACTTCATCTTAATCATTGCATCGTCAACATGGCCCATCTCGTTTTCCAGTTTCATGTCACCCTTGAAGACTTCTCCCTGCTGATAAGCCTGAGAAACTTCAGTGAAGAATGCATTGAACACAAGGTCATGATCCTGAATTCCATAGCGAACCGGGAAGTACTGAGTCAAGTCGCGTTTGCTTAACACCCGAGCAATCAACTGATCCTGACGCAAAACGACATGCTGGTTACCGACTCCGGCTGTATCAACACCTTCATAATTGGTAGAGAACTCACCCGCTGCGAGCTTCTTTACATCCAGCATGTGGTTTTGATGCAGATAGTTGTATCGTTTCCTCAATGAAACAGAGTAACTGACAACTTCCTTACGGAAAGAGGCACCTTCTTCGTTCTCTTCCGGATCTTCCATAGCTGCAGCTATACGAGGGTTAGCAGCAATCTTATTCCAACGGTTGTTCATTGAGAACATAGGATGCTCGATTCCAAACAAGAACTTAGCGGTATTTCCCGGTCCATTAAACTGAAGATTGGAAGCTGTAGCAACTGATACCGGGATATCGGCTGCCGCCTGATTTTTCAAACCATCAACAATGGCCTTAACCAACTCTGCAGACTGAGCTACTGTTTCCGGAGATGCATTCTGAGGTTTGTCATTAGTAGAAGTGCCATTGTCGCCTTTCGGTCCCATATCACCGTGATGACAGTTAAGATCCTTGCGAACGATAATAGAATCCAAAATAGCCTGAGCCTGATTCATCGCTTCCTGATCAAGAGGATTCTGATGTGAAGCCTGGTCAGCAGCCATGTCATCCTGAAGGGTAACTTGAAATTCTTTTTGATAAGTATCAACAATGGCTTTCCAATCTTCATCGGTAAGCTCCTTAGATGTTGCCTTATCAACCAGATTTAATGCTTCCAGTACCTTTCTAAATTTTTCTTTTACATTCATACTGAATAGATATTATTAATTATATTAAATTG